ATACTTATCATCTGTTCTTTCCAGGATTATCCGAACGTAACTGGACGGATAAATGGTTGGATGCCAAGAACCTGGAAGAGAGTAAGCCGAAGAAATTTAGGGATAAGGAATATACCCTGTATGAGGCTAAGCAGAGACAACGACAGATGGAAGTAGCAATGCGGGCACAGAGAGAAAAGGTTCGTCTGCTCCAGAAAGGTAAGGCTGATCCGGATGAGATTCTGCTACATAAGGCAAAGTATCAGGGACAATTAAATGAGTATTCCAGATTTTGCAGGAAGATGAGCCTCACAGAAGAGCGAGAGCGTATTTATCTGGATACGAAAGGACGGGTGGCAACAAATAGTAAACGACAGAACGCATTGTTCCCACCGGAAATGATTAAGAATGCTTCGAAAGATGTAACTCAGTATAAGCGGTATAAAGAAGTTCTGGGAGATTCTGTTGGTTCGCTTGTTAATTTTGGTCAGATGAAATATAATGATAATGAGAAATGGAAAGCTATCAGTGAAGCATTTACAGATGTAAAATGGCAGAATCAAGCACTAAAGAAAAAACAAATAGGAGAAGTCCATTCTATCCCGTATAAAGGAACTCCGAATAGCGTGTTTGATAACTACAAAGACGGTGTCTTGCAGAGACGTAGATATTATGGAAATGATGGAAGACCAAGATTAGATATAGATATGACGGATCACGGAAATTCAAAAGAACATCCGGTTGTACCGCATTATCATAACTGGTATCTTGATGAAAAAGGCAATTTGAAACGTGAAGCAAAGCATGATAATCCACTTAAATTAGGGCATGAAATTGCCAATAAGGATATTCTTGAGAAGAGGTGATCAGAATATGATTGAGTACAAAAAATATGCAAAATTTGAGAATCTATCTGAGTTGACAGAAGCTATAGAGGCAGGATTGGATATTGAGCTCGCTCTCTCTGAGAAAAGATATAATATTTCATGGAGAGATGATAAACCATTTATATGTGAGTGCCCTGAAGGAGAAGCTGAGTTTTATTCTGATGCTCAGGAGATGCTCGATAAGCACAAAATAAACAACATACCATTAAATAAATTATGGGAGGATATAGAAATATTATCCATGTAGTTACCACCAGTCGAAAATGACCGGTGGTATTTTTGTACGTAATTTTAGGAGAAAGTATGATAAATGTAGAAATAACAGAGCGTAGTATTCGTTTATCTGGCCATGCTTGCAGAAAAGCTTCAGATGGTATTGACCGGGCATGCGCTGCAGTATCGGCACTTACTTGCAGCTTGATCAATTCGTTACAAGATCTTACACACGACAGAGTTCAAGCAATGGCGGAAAGCGGAATGACAGTAATCAGATGGGAGAATTTATCAGATGGCGGGAAACTTCTGGTAGATTCATGGTTCCTGGGACTTACAGATGTCAACCGGGAATACAACTGCATAGAATTTCAAAAATAAACATCCGAGAGGGTGTTTTTATTATGTCCAAAACGTGAAGACGATATAAAAGCTCGGGAGCCTGTCGAGGCGAAACGGAGGTAGAAACATGAGATACAGAATGAATTTACAGCTCTTTGAAGACGGCGGCGGAGCTGGCTCTGGTAATCAGGGTGGAAACGCTGGGACTGGGAACGGCGGCCAGGGATCCGCTGGGAGTGCATCCGGAGCACATGGGACCGGAACATATACCTATGAACAGTTGGAAGAGATTGCAGGTGCGCGAGTAGAGAGGTCTGAGAGGACAGCTCTTGCCAATTTTTTTAGAAATCAGGGCATGACAGAATCTGAGGTAACACAGGCAATCAATAATTTCAAAGCAGAACGTGCAGCTAATCAGCCGAATGCTACAAAACTGCAGAAAGATCTTGATGATGCGCTGGCGAAAGTACAGCAGATGGAGAACGAGAAGACTTTATCTGGTAAAGGTGTTAGATCAGAGGATCTGGATTATGTCATGTTCAAGGTATCGAAACTTGTAGATGATAAAACAACATTTGAAAAAGCTGCAGACAAATTCTTGAAGGAGAATCCGAAATTTACGGGAAGTGCCGGCTCCTATCGCATTTCCACATCTTCTGGAAATTCTTCAGAAGGTTCTGGTGGAAACATGAACGCTTCCATCAATGATCGTATCCGTGCTGCAGCGAGAAGATAACGGAGGTAGAAGATGAATAAAAACAGAATGAATTTAAGATTATTTGAAGCAGATGCAAATATCATTGATCGTAGCGGGGCTGAATCTCTGATTCCAACTCAGGAAGCAAATGAGATCATCCAGGGAACGATTGCACAGTCGGCAGTACTGTCAAGAGGTCGTAAGCTTGCAAACATGACAAGCAAGCAGTATAAAATGCCGGTGCTTGATATGCTTCCGATTGCTTATTTTGTGAATGGCGATACAGGGGCAAAGAAAACGACAAAGCAGGCATGGGATAAGAAGTTTATTACAGCGGAAGAGATTGCAGTTATTGTTCCTATTCCAGAAGCAGTTCTGGATGATTCGGAGTATGATATCTGGGCAGAAGTAAAACCAAGGGTGACAGAGGCTTTTGGAAAAGTAATTGATGGCGCAGTGTTATTTGGTGATAATAAACCGTCTACATGGAGAGAAGATGTAGTTACTACAGCAACAAAAGCAAGTGCAGTTGTAACACTGGGAGCTTCAGACAGTCTGTATGATAAAATCATGGCAGAAGATGGTGTGATTGCAAAAGTTGAAAATTGTGGATATTTTGTGAATGGTCATATGGCAGATATTTCAATGCGTGCGAAACTCAGAGGTCTGAAAAATACGAATGGAGATCCACTGTTTAAGCAGGATTTACAGGGAACAACACAGTATGCACTGGATGGTTCGCCAATGAACTTTCCTAACAATGGAGCATTTGATAAATCGAAAGCGCTTATGATTTCTGGAGATTTCTCACAGCTTGTGTATTCCATCAGACAGGATATTACATTTAAGCTGTTTACAGAAGGCGTTGTACAGAATACAGACGGATCTATTGCATACAACCTGATGCAGAATGACATGGTTGCGCTTCGTGCAGTTATGCGTATGGGCTGGGAGATCCCAAATCCTATCAATGCGCTTGCAAAAGATAAGACAAAAAGATGTCCGTTCTCAATCCTGAAAGCGGGAGAGTAGGAAGGAGTAACTTATGTATGTAGATTATTCTTATTACATGGATCAGTACGGCGGGGATATTCCTGAAAAGGAGTATCCGGCTGCTGAACGTAAGGCGGAAGCATATATCAGGAAGCTGACCTATGTCAGAGGAGATATTTTTACAGTTGAGAATATTGCAGTAAAAGATGCGGTATGTGCAGTGGCTGATGTGTATCATTCGTGTAAAAAGAAGCAGGAAACAGGCGTAATTAAGTCTGAAAATAACGATGGATACAGCGTTTCGTATGCTGTTGAGCAATCAGATGGACAGACGATAGAAGAACTGATCAGGAAGAAAGCTTATGAAGCAGCATCTACATACTTACTTCCAACAGGATGGCTATCAAGAAAGGTGGGATGCTGTTGTGTTAACGAATGCAACGATAACTATCTATAACCATAGGTACGATTCACTCACCCATTTCGATACCTGGCATAGAACCATTATTGAGAATGTGCATGTATATGTTGATCACAAAGCATCCGCCGGTGATTCCGGACTAAACAGTGCAGAAGTATATAAGATCCGTATTCCTACCGATGTGGAGAATGCGGATCAGTATCTTCCACCGGAGGAATATGCGAAGTTGAAAGATCCGGAAGAACACTGGACTATTCAGACAGATGATCAGATTGTGCTCGGTGAGTATGATCAGGAGATTGAAAGATCAGCTGATCTGAAAGACGTACGGTTGAGACATTGCAAAGTGTTGTCCTGGTCGGATAACCGGTTCGGCGGGTTGCCACATTGGAGAATTGAAGGTGAGTAAATGGCACAGAAAAAGGAATTTCGAATTACAACCCCTCGTGGAAGTGTGTTTACTTCAGCTGATGCGAATGGAAGCGTAACGGCAAAAATAGAGTGGGCACCAGGATTTGCGCAGCGAAAGGCTGAGAGCTTTTCAAAAGCGCAACAGTTTGTTGATTCAGAATGCCTGAGGTATATGAATCCGCTTACGCCAAGACGAACAGGATTTCTAATTAAATCAGGAACACTTGGAACAGTGATCGGTTCTGGATCCATTGAGTACCTGGCACCATATGCCCGCCGGCAATATTATGAGAACAAAAGTAAGCCAAGATGGTTTGAAACCATGAAAGCAAGCCACAAGGAACCAATCCTGAAAGGAGCAGAGAGGATTGCAAGAGAGTAAAAAACCGATTATTCAGAGTATCCGGGATTATGTTATGCTGAATCCGGATATTGATGATCGGAAGATAAATATTGATTATTTGGGTAATGGAATGGAGTATTCCATTGATCCGATCGGAGCAGATCCTGTCTATAAGAGGTATACAGATGGGACCTGTTTGAAACAGTTTCAATTCGCATTCACGAGCAAGGAAGCGTATGACGGTGATGCCAGAACCGGTATTACAAACAGTGGCTTTTATCAGGCTTTTGAGGAATGGGTTGAAAGTAACAATATGAATGATATTCTCCCAGAGCTGGACGGGCACGATGCTACCAGAGTAGACGTGCTGCAGTCCGGCTATTTGTTTAGTGCAGAGGCTGATCTGGGGCGGTATCAGATGATTTGCAGAGTAATATACAGATAGGAGGTTGTATCATGGCAGGAGATACAAACAAAAAGAAATTAGTAGGCAGACATAAGCGTGTTGCGTTTATGGATGTTGCGGGTGATGGAAAGACATACACCAGAATGACGGGTTTTACATCGCTGTCTGATGGAAAGAATTCTACAGAATACAGTAGGCAGTACGTAGATGAAGCAAGTGAAAGATCTGATGTGGTAGGATATGCACCATCTATGGACTATGAGTTTGACTTATACACGAACGATGCAGTACAGAAAAAACTTGCAATGATCACGGACGATGAACTTCTTGGATCAGACGCTCAGGTAACAGTGGTGGTTGTAGATCTGTTTGAAACAAAAGCAGATGAGGGAAATACTTGTACTGCAAGAAAGCGTGACTGGAGCGTGATCCCGGATACGGAAGGTGACGGAACGGATGCACTGATCTACAAGGGAAGCTTGAAAGCAGCCGGGGAAATCATTAAAGGAACTGCCACAACAACAGATAGCTGGCAGACATGTACATTTACAGCAGAGTAAAGATAGGAGAGTGAGCCGATGAGCCTTTTTAAATTTGGAGATTTTGAAACGGAAGTGGATTTTACAGATGCTGATTTTTTGACGGACTTGGAATATGCACAAGAGAAGCTGTCGGAAGATGCAGCTAAAGTTCCAAAGACAGGGAAAACAGCAGAATTGTTTAGAGCTCAGTGTCAGTGCTATTTTAACTTTTTCGATTATCTTTTCGGGGAAGGAACGCATGAAGCTATGTTCCAAGGGAGAACAAGTTATAAATTATGTATAGAAGCAGGAGAGAAACTTTCAGAGTGTGAAAATACTCAGACGGAAGAGTTCTTCGAAAAATATGATCGATATAACGTGCAGGAACATGGAAACAGACAGCAGAGACGTTATTACAACAAACAGCAGGGAAAGAAAAAGAAGCAGCATTACAAAGGGTAAAATGTTATGAATATTTTATTCGAAGAATTTCCGAAAACAGTCAGAGTAAATGGAGAAAGATTCTTAGTTGAAACCGATTTTAGAGAATGGATCCGTTTTATACAATTGATTGATGATGCCAAAGTCCCTTGGCAAATTAAGTGCCGACTGTTGTTGCAGTGGTACATAGATGGAATTCCGGATGATCTGGAAACAGCAGTTTATGCATTGGGTGATTTTCTGGCAATGAAAACAGAAAACGCAGAAGAGGATGAGAGTATTACCGGATCTGCACCGAAGCAATTGTATTCTTTTGAACAAGATGCAGAGTGTATTTACAGTGCATTCCGAGAGGTGTATGGAATTAATCTGCAGACGATTCCGTATATGCACTGGTGGGAGTTCCAGACATTGTTTGCTGGCCTTCCGGAAAAGACAGAGATCAAACAGAGAATTATGTACCGGAGCATAGATCTCCGGACAATTAAAGATAAGGACGAGCGTAAGAGAATTAAAAAGATACAGGAGATAGTTGCGCTGAAAAAGAAGAATCGGAGAAAAATGACAGATTATGAGATTGGAGAAATGTTTGAGTGATGGAGCATATGATTAAGATCCCGACAGAAAGAAAGTGGTTCCGGTGTCCTTATTGCGGTAAGAAGTTATTAATATACGATAATACCGCCAAATGTGAAGGGGTATATATTAACTGTCGGGAGTGTAAAAGAGAAGTAAAAATAAAGATATAAAGCACATGTGAGCCGTTGAGCCGTGCTATCAGAAAGGATGATAGTATGGCAGACGGCTATTTAAATTTTGATACCAAGATAAATGAAAAAGGCTTCAATGATGGCATAAATAAATTATGTGGATTAGCTGGTAAAGGAGTTGGATCTATTGCCGGCATAGCCAGCAAAGCTAACGGGATTTTTACAGCATTATCAAGTTCCGTAGCGGGTGTGATTATTAAACAGTCACTCGGCGTAGTTGCCAACATGGAGCAACAGGTAGGTGGTGTAGAGACTCTATTCAAGGACAGTGCGAATACAGTCATAGAAAACGCAAATAAGGCATACAAGACTGCGGGAATGTCCGCAAACAATTACATGGAAACAGTGACAAGCTTTTCAGCATCATTGTTGCAGAGCCTAGGAGGAGATACTGCGAAAGCGGCATCTTACGCAGATCGTGCTATTGTAGATATGTCTGATAACGCAAATAAGATGGGCACGAATATGCGTGACATCCAGAATGCTTATCAGGGTTTTGCGAAACAGAATTACACCATGCTTGATAACTTAAAGCTTGGGTATGGCGGTACTCAGGAAGAGATGAAACGTCTCATTTCTGATGCGTCAAAGATGACTGATGTCCAGAAAGAACTTGGTGTTACAGTCGATGCAAGCAGCTTGTCCTTCGGAAATATTGTAAATGCTATTAGTGTTGTCCAAAAGCAGATGGGAATCACAGGGACTACTTCGAAAGAAGCAGCGACTACAATTGAAGGTTCTGTGAATTCTGCCAAAGCAGCTTG